ACTTTTGCTCAATTGGGCTTCGACATGAAAATCCGCTACCACGCCACCCTTGAACGCGCCACGTTTCTCAAAGGAATGTGGTACCGCGTGAAGGGAGGGCCCTACAGTCATTACTGGGGGCCCTTGCCGAGTCGCTTTCTCAAAATGGGCAAAAGTTTGAAGGATCCCTTCACATTGCAGCATTACAAGAGAGCGATTCAGGAGGAACCCACTTCCGAGGTTCCATTTGTTCGGGCGGCCAAGATGTTTTTGAGCGACGTCGCCCATTCATATGGAGCCTTCCTACCAGTCCCTCTGGTGAGGACCTTTGCTGACAAGTTTCGGCGAGGTCCCATGATCCGGAACGTACTGGAGGAGCACCAAATCAAGGCCTCTAAGGACCTCAAACCCGAGTTTGATGGTCTAGAGCAGCTTTCTCTTCATTACGAAGTTCCGACTTCGTGGTGGGCGGAGGTTGAGGCCCTGATCCCGAGTGAACCCTTTCATTTCCTCCAGCACCCCCTCCTGGAGGCCTTATTAAAGGATTATAATTAAGCACCATCACGGCGCCATTGCGTGGGCGCCATAGGTGAGGGGGGTTGCAAAATCTTTTTGCAGCTAACACCCAGGCATGAGTTCCAACCAAACACCCGCTAAGAAAGGTGGGAAAGGAAAACGTGCCCGAAATAAGCCCAAAAAGAAAAAGAACAACCAACCTGCTCCGGACCTGTCCAATTCGATGGCCCAGATGAGTCTCAACAACCGACAAGTTCGGTCCTCTGTCAAGAAGGCAGTGGGAGTTGACACTATCTTGTCGTCCATGGTCCTACCGAGTAAGTTGCGGGTATCTCAAATCGTAGAATATATGACCATGCCTGCAGACTGCGACAGTGTGGTTCGATACGCTTCGGAAACTGGCAGTGTGAAAACTGCTACCGTTCATCCATACGATCGTATCAACACCAAGTTCGCTCTGTTTGCAGCGGCAGGATCCTCTGGTCCCCTACTTTTGGAGGGGAACGCATTCTTTGCGGCCAAGTTTAGGGATCCTTTCCGTTCCAGCATTCATTACGTCCCGTATTCGACGATGTCCGCTTGGCGCTATTCGGGCTCTTACATTAGAGTCTACGGCGCCAACGGCCAAGTGGCAGACACTTGGATACCCCCGCTCGCGTTACCGCTTGCAGCCAATAATTACCAATTCGCCCCTCATGGGCCTGTCTATTATCCTGGAACGGATGATGGCAAGAGAGGTTTCTATTGGATCCAGCAGGGAGACCAGGCCATCATTTCTTGGACGTCCATCACCTCGGTGAGTAGCGTCGTCCTCAAGTTTTGGCGCTGGGACTTCCAGCAGGGACAAGCGGTATCGGTCGGTGAGACAGCTCCCATTTCCGGAAGTGGTTCATCTACTTTTGGATTTGCTGGTGGCGTCTTAGCTAACTTACCTGGTGGATACATAGCGTTCCAGATGCTGATCACACCGGGAGTAGGGTCTTCTTCATTGCAGACCACACTCTCGTTAGATCATATCACAACTGGAGCCCCTGACATCTTTTGCCAACGTTCAACTTACGACCTCGCTGCGGTACTTTCCACAGTGGGCGACATGAGACATACGGCGGCATCTATGATGATCACGAACACTACCCCTTCCATCTATAGGGGGGGACAGGTGGCACTAAAGCAGGTGCCCAAGACCAAGCCCTGGCTAGACTTCATTGTGAACGCAAGTCCATATACGAATGTTTCTAGTCTTTCAGATGCTTGGGCCGAATCGTCGAAGGAAGGCGCATATGCCTTCCTGAAGCCGATGGATATGGGCGATATGGAATCGTTCAATCAGTCTTATGACAACATAGCTGGCACGACCCAATACGGCGGCTATTGGTGGATTAGGACTGACACTGAGTATCTCGTGATGGGTGGTAGGATGGACACAGCTTCTTCAGCCGTGCCCTCAGCCTACTACACTTTCTGCGATGGTATTGAATTTATGTGCAACGACCAATGGCGCAATTGTTGTCTCCCCGAGGCAACAAATGCAGACTGGCGTTGCGCGATGGACATTGTCACTAAGTCCCCTCAATATCACCAGAATTTCATTCACATCATGGAACTAGTTAACTTCTTGAAGGGAGCCATCAAATCGGTGGCTTCAGGTATAGCAACTTATGGCCCGATGGTCACAGAGTTCGCTCGTAATGTTTCCCAAGTACTTTGAAATCCGTTTCTTAGGGGAATTTCGCCTGAAATACACGCAGGGAAGCGCACAC